TAAAAAAATAACGGAAAGTAAAGCAAAGATAGATAAAGCTAAATTAAATTTTGCTAAAGAAGATTTAAAAAGATTACAGAAGATAAAAAACTCGGATTTAAGCAAATCAAATATTAAAGTTAAAAATGAATTAATTAAAAAACAACAAGATATTATTAAAAAGGGAACAAGCAACACTTTAAAGGACATAGCTAAGAAAATTGGTTTAAAAACTATTCCGGGAGTAGGTGCTTTTATAGCTGCTTTTTCTTCTAGCCCAGCAGGTAAGGGTTCTGATTTTAAACCGGGAGAAAAGAAAAAAGCATTTGATGGTAAGTTAAGGAAAGAATAATGAAAGATAATAAATCAACAACAGGAAGTCTTTTTGGTGATATAATAAAAGCTACTAAAGCAGGTGGTGCAAGTAGTATGACGAAAAAAGTTAAAGCTAAAAAAGGTCAAACTTTAAGTGATATAGCTAAAGCTAACAATACAACATTAAAAAGATTAATGGTTTTAAATCCAAAGTACAAAACAGGGCAAGATAAAAATACTCCTACCAAAGGTACAAAAGAACAAAAAACAATACGAGTTGGTGCTAACATAGTAGTGCCAGACCCTCATACTTTTAAAAAAGGAAAACTGACTAAATCTAATTCTAAAAATAAAAAAGATGTTTATGAAAAAATAACAAAAAAAGAATTTAAAGAAATGAATGTTCCTTTAAAAAAGAAAACTAAATAATGTTTGCTTGGTTTAAAAACTTATTTATACATTCTAGCGGAGACTTATCTAAGCATAGACTACACACAACCAAGTATCAAGACTTGTGCATGTAAAGGAAGACAATGAATTTAATAAAACTACAAGATGAAATAGCAGATGATGAAGGTGTTGTATACGAAATATATAGATGTTCAGAAGGATACCCTACAGGGGGTATTGGGCATCTGATTACAGAATGGGATGAAGAGTATTACGAAAAACCCATAGGAACAAGGATTCCACACGAACAAGTGGATGATTGGTTTGCGAAAGACATAGAAACGACTATAAAAGATTGTAACCTATTGTTTTCGCAATTTGATAACCTACCTGAAGAAATACAAAGAGTATTAGCTAATATGTGTTTCCAATTAGGTAGACCTCGCTTATCTAAATTTAAGAACATGATTGCTGCCGTAGAAGATTTAGATTGGGCAAGAATGGCAGATGAGATGGAAGATTCTCGTTGGTTTAAACAAACTACAAATAGAGCACAGCGTTTAATAAATCGTGTGGAGCAACAAATAACTAGGGAAATACCAGCATGAGCCGAGAACTAACTGAAAGACAACAAAAGTTTTTATCTGTTTTATTTGATGAAGCAGGTGGCGATGTAGTAGCAGCTAAGAAGTTAGCAGGTTATTCTGAAAGCTCTAGTACTACAGATATCGTTAAATCGCTGAAAGATGAGATTCTAGAGGCTACACAGTTGTTTATGAGTAGGAACGCACCAAAAGCTGCAATGGCTATGGTAGGAGGCTTGTATGACCCTACAGAGCTAGGTATAAGAGATAAGATGTCAGCCGCTAAAGAATTACTAGACAGGACAGGTTTAGTAAAGACTGAGAAGATGCAAGTAGAAAGCACAGGCGGTGTTATGCTCTTGCCACCAAAGAATGATGGATAGAAGTATAGGAAAGTGGAAATTACCACAGCCTACAGATTTAAAAGATGAAGAACAAAAAGAATGGATACAGATACCTAGAATAGCTAGGACTATTCCATTCGGCTATAAGATAAACGATGAAGACCCTGATTTACTTGACCCCATACCTTATGAGCTTGAAGCGATAGAATTAGCTAGAAAATACGTAAAACAATATTCATATCGTGAAGTAGCAAATTGGCTAACAAACAAAACAAACAGAGATATATCTCACGTAGGGTTAAGAAAAAGGTTAATGCATGAGCAACAACGTAAGAACAAAGCTAGAACTCTTAGAAAATGGTCTGAGTACGCCCAGAAAGCAATCCAAAAAGCGAAAGCGATTGAAGAAGGTAGAACCGGAGCAAAAGCCTAAGATACAGGAAATATCAGACGTTGAGGCTGTACCTGTTGAAGAACAGAATGTAATCTTCAAACCAAATGCAGGACCACAGACAGAGTTTCTTGCAGCAGGGGAAAGAGAAGTATTATACGGTGGTTCAGCAGGAGGTGGTAAATCATATGCCATGCTTGCAGACCCTTTAAGATATATGGGTCATCCATCATTTAGTGGGTTGCTACTACGACACACAACAGAAGAACTTAGAGAACTTATATTTAAATCTAAGGAAATGTATCCTCAAATATGGAAGGGTATTAAGTGGTCAGAAAGAAAGATGCAATGGGAAGCACCATCAGGTGCAAGGTTATGGATGTCATACCTAGACCGAGACGATGATGTACTTCGTTATCAAGGTTTGGCATTTAGTTGGATAGGGTTTGACGAATTAACCCAATGGTCTACTCCGTATGCTTGGAACTATATGCGTTCACGTTTGCGTTCTACTGCACATGATTTACCTGTGTACATGAGAGCAACAACTAACCCCGGAGGTCCGGGACATCAGTGGGTCAAGAAAATGTTCATTGACCCTGCACCATACGGAAAACAATTTGATGCTACAGATATTGAGTCAGGTAATGTCCTTTCCTATCCCAAAGGACACAGTAAAGCAGGACAAGCGTTATTTAAGAGAAGATTTATACCTGCAAGATTATCAGACAACCCATATCTCTCAGACCAAGGTGACTATGAAGCAATGCTTCTTTCCTTACCTGAACACCAACGTAAGCAGTTGCTTGAAGGTGATTGGGATATTAAAGAAGGCGCTGCTTTTACTGAGTTTGATAGGAATATTCACGTTGTTGAGCCTTTTTCAATTCCAAGAAATTGGGTTAAATTTAGGGCTTGCGATTATGGTTACGGCTCTTATAGTGGTGTGTTGTGGTTTGCTGTTTCTCCAGACGAGCAGATTATTGTATATAGAGAGTTGTATTGTAGTAAAGTCCTTGCCACAGATTTGGCAGATATGATATTGGATGCAGAAGCTGATGATGGAAACATTAAATATGGGGTCTTGGATAGCTCTCTTTGGCACAAGCGTGGCGATACTGGTCCTTCTTTGGCTGAACAGATGATTATGAAAGGCTGTCGTTGGAGACCTTCAGATAGAAGCAAAGGCAGCCGTGTATCAGGAAAGAATGAGATACACAGACGCTTACAGGTAGATGAGTTTACAGAGCAACCAAGATTAGTATTTTTTAACACATGTACTAATATGGTATCACAATTACCATCTATACCTCTAGATAAGAAAAATCCAGAGGATGTAGATACAAGGGCGGAAGACCACTTATATGATGCTTTAAGATATGGGATAATGTCAAGACCTCGTTTTAGTATATTTGACTATGACCCTATGGGTAGACCAAGTAGTAGTATGCCTATGGCAGATGCAACATTCGGATATTAAGGATATAACATGGCTGAAGAAAATGAAATAACATTAGACGATGATTCTATTGCACTAGAAGATGCAGAAGAGTCTCAAATAGCTGATGTCAACGTAAGTGGTATCATACCGTTTGTAATGGAAAGATATCAACGTGCCGAAGATTATCGTAATAATGATGAAGAACGATGGTTGCGTTCTTATAGAAACTATAGGGGGTTATACGGAAGCGATGTTCAATTTACTGAAGCAGAAAAGTCAAGAGTATTTATCAAAGTCACTAAGACCAAAACTCTCGCAGCTTATGGACAAATTGTTGATGTACTATTTGCAGGTAACAAGTTTCCTATTAGCGTTGAGCCAACAGTGTTACCAGAAGGTATCGCAAAAGATGTTAGCTTTGACCCAAAAATGCCTGAACAGTTACAAGAAAGCAACGAATTGGTTAGTCCCTATGGTTTTGAGGGTGATGGAGAAGAACTACCTGCTGGAGCTACTGAAAAAGATTTACTTGAAAGGCTTGGACCTCTTCAAGATAAGTTGGGAGAAATTGAAGGGCTTAAAGAAGAAGTAGGTAAAACACCTTCTGCTGTTACATTTAGTCCTGCTATGATTGCTGCCAAAAACATGGAAAAGCAAATCATGGATCAATTACAAGAATCAGGTGCTACTAAACAACTAAGAAGTACAGCATTTGAAATGGCTTTGTTTGGCACAGGTGTAATGAAAGGTCCTTTTGCTGTAGATAAAGAATATCCCAATTGGGATGAAGATGGCGAATATAGTCCTGTATTCAAAACCGTTCCTTCTACATCACATGTTTCTGTTTGGAACTTTTATCCTGACCCTGATTCTACTAACATGGATGAAGCACAGTATGTGATTGAAAGACATAAAATGTCAAGAAGTCAATTGCGTAATTTAAAAAAGAGACCATATTTTCGTGATACAATTATTGAGGAGGTTATAGCTCAAGGCGAATCTTATACTAAAAAATATTGGGAAGATGATTTATCTGACTATGCACCTGAACATGGTGTAGAAAGATTTGAGGTCTTAGAATATTGGGGTATGTGTGACATTGACATGCTTGAACAAAACGAAGTAGAAATACCAAAAGAATTAAAAGAGTTTGATGAATTACAGGCAAATATATGGATTTGTAATGGTAAACTTTTAAGAATGGTTCTTAATCCATTTAAACCTGCTAAGATACCATACATGGCTGCACCTTATGAATTAAATCCATATTCTTTTTTTGGTGTAGGTTTAGCAGAAAACATGGATGACACACAAACATTAATGAATGGTTTTATGAGAATGGCTGTTGACAATGCTGTGTTATCAGGAAACTTATTGATAGAGGTAGACGAAACAAACTTAGTTCCAGGACAAGACTTATCTGTGTATCCGGGTAAGGTGTTTAGAAGGCAAGGTGGTGCACCAGGTCAAGCTATTTTTGGTACAAAGTTTCCAAACGTATCTGGTGAAAATTTACAATTATTTGATAAAGCTAGACAGCTTGCAGATGAAAGCACAGGCTTGCCATCATTTGCCCATGGACAGACAGGTGTTTCAGGCGTAGGCAGAACTGCATCAGGTATATCAATGTTAATGAATGCTGCAAGTGGTAGTATTAAAACTGTTATCAAAAACGTAGATGACTATTTATTAAGACCTCTAGGTGAAGGATTATTTAGATTCAATATGCAGTTTAATTTTAATCCTGAACTGCGTGGTGACTTAGAAGTAAAAGCAAGAGGAACTGAAAGTCTAATGGCTAATGAAGTACGTAGCCAAAGACTTATGCAATTTCTACAAGTTGCATCTAGTCCTGCTCTTGCACCTTTTGCTAAGTTTCAATATGTTATTAGGGAAATTGCTAAAGCGATGGATTTAGACCCAGATAAAGTTACAAATAATATGGATGAAGCTGCTATTCAGGCAGAGCTAATGAAAGGTATGCAGTCAGAACAACCACAACAAGGACAAGCTCCAGCAGGAGCTAACCCAATGGACCCCACAGGAGCAGGTGGTGGAACAATAGGAACAGGAATCGCACCTACCCCAGGCGAACAAGGATTTACAGGAGTACCTCAGCAAGGTGGACAAGCAAATACTCAGCCAACTGAAGCCGTTGGTGAACAACCACAAACTAATGAACAGCTTCAATGATTACATTGATGCGTTAATAGAACAACAACATAAAAGTTTAGAACAAACAGATAATACAGTTGTAATGCATAGGTCTCAAGGAGCTATTGCTACATTAAGAAGAATGAAACTATTAAGGGATGCAGTAAATAATGGCTGATGCTTTAGAGCAAACCAAAGACATATTTTCAGTAGATGATTTCAACGAAGATGATATTAGTGATAAATCTAAACTAATTAGTGCACTAGAAAATCCTTTTGGTGAGTTCAGACCTAAAGAAGAAATAGTTGAAAAGGCAAAAGCTACAGGCACAGGATTGCTTACAGGTACACTAGGTATTCCTTCTGATGCTGCAACTTTAGCTTCAGCAGTCAGTAGTGGTATGGCAAAATACGCAGATAGTCCTACTGCTATGATGCTGAAAGATGTTTTAGAAAAAGCAAAAGACGATGTAGGTAGACCTGCTTTTGATAAATGGTTTACTGAGACCACAGGTTTAGAGTCTAATCCTGAAAACGTAGACCAATTGGTTGGTGAAGTCTTATCACCTACAGGTGCGTTCTTAGCTCCTGTGAAAACCCTTAAAAATATTTTTGCACCTTTGAAAAAGGGAGTTACAGATTTCTTTGATAAGATGCCACCACCTGATAGTGGTTTGGCAGTAGAGACTGCAGGAGTAGGACAACTAAACCAAACTAAAAATTTATTAGATAAAGAAAGTATAGCAAAACCCATTGAAACAAATGTACCTGCTTTACCACAAGCAGGTGAGTTAGCAAACAAACCTACTATAAATCCTACTATAATAGGAACACAAACAGAAACAGGTAAAAAAGCTGAAGCTATTTACGATGATTTAGTGTCAAAAGGTGTAACTGACCCCAAAGAGATATTTAAAAAAACAGGAGGGGGTTATGTAGGCAGAGACGGAAAGTTTAGATTTGATTTAGACGATAGAGACGCTAAATTTAAAAAAGATTTAAACAGTTTTGATTTTGATGTAGACCGAGAAGGAAATAAACTTCAAACAAAAACAATAGCATTAGGAAAGCTATTAGAGTTTGAACCTTTATATAAGCAATACTATAAAAAAATTAAAGTTGGTGGTAAAGAATATGATGCACTAAAAAATACAAAAGTAATTATTAATTACGCAGATACAAACAACAATACATTGGGTTTTTATAGGTCTTCAGAGGACACTATACATTTAAATATGCAAAACTTAATTAATCCTAAGTTTAATAAACAACAGCAAACTGATTATAATATGTCAACCTTGATACATGAAGTGCAACATGCAGTTCAACGTAGAGAGGGCTTTAGTTCAGGTGCAAATTCTGATGATACAAAAGATATTGTTTTAGATGGTATAAATGAAGATGGTATATATAAGTTACCTCTAGGTAGTTATAAAAAAGAGATAACCACACCTTATATATCTGGTATTTCACGCTATAACACTGATAATGCGTATCATGCATATTCAGAAGCCGATATATTAAGTAGGGCAATCAAAAACAATACTAATACAGATAAATTTATTCATTTAGCAGATAATATATCCGACAACATACCTGATTTTACAGGCGATAGAAAAATTGAATTTTTAAGAAACTACGAAATTTTATTAGACTCTAAAAATAAATTAAAGACAAAACTAGAGAAATATAATACTAAACAGAAAAAATTTGTTAAAGATTTAAATATACCTGGAGCAGAAGTACTTGGTACGGGAAAAGAATCAAAGGGTTCTGTACCTACAATGGCTGTAGATATTCTTCCTGCTGATTTTAACAAAGCAAAAAGTGCTTTTGGATTTAAAGACAAAGATACACTTGCAAATTTTGTATTTGAAGATTTAAAGTCACTAGACGATTTAAAAGGCTTTGTTGATAGAGCCTATAATAGAGCTAGAGTTAATATTAATCTAGACGATAAAGCATTAGCAAAACTTGAAGCAGAACAAGCTAGAAGACTTAAAAATGATGAAGCACTATTAAATTTTAAAGGTGAAGTAGATAGGGAAGCCACAAGACTATATCTAGATGAATATGGAGAGATGGAGGCTAGGCTAGTAGAACAAAGGTATGCTAGAAGACAGGAGCTACGTAGAGACCCTATGTTACTGACAGATGAACAAATAACAGAAAAAATGTTAGAGGACACAGGTGCTATATTTAAAGAACCTGATAAATATGGCAGGACAACTAAAATATTAGGGGGTTTTAAAAAAATGAACAAAGGTGGAGACATGAATAAACAAATGGAAATGTTTGAAGAGGGTGGTCTTAAACAAGAAGGTGGTACAATAGACCCTGTATCAGGAAATGATGTACCTCCGGGTTCTACACAAGAAGAAGTGAGAGATGACATACCTGCACAGTTAAGTGAAGGCGAGTTTGTGTTTCCAGCAGATGTAGTGAGATATATTGGTCTTGAAAAACTTATGCAAATGAGACAAGAAGCTAAACAGGGTCTTAAAATGATGGAAGAGATGGGTCAGATGGGTAATAGCGAAGAAGCTACAATGCCTGATGATTTACCTTTTGATGAAACAGACCTTGACATAGAAGATGAAGAAGAGTATAATAATGATACTCAAGAAATGAATCAAGGCGGTATGGTAAGAGTAGGTGGTATGGAAATGCCAAGACCTCGTGTTGCAGGACAACAAATGGCAGAAGGTGGTGTTGTAAAAGCACAGACAGGAACATTTGTAGCTCCGGGAACAGGTGTAACAACTATACCTTCACAATTTGCAGGGCAGAATTTACCATCATACAAACCAACAGAAACAATACAATCAGGAACGAGTCCATCTTATGTAGTTCCAACAATACCAACTTCACAAACAGGTTATGACCCTAAGTTTATGTCAGGTTCAGAAATGCAAACAGATCAAGTAGCACCTTCTTTTCAAACTTTAATAGGAGGAAAACCTGGGCAGTACGATGAATTTCGTGAATATGTAAGTGATTCAGGTATGAGATTACAGATACCATTTAAGAATGGACAACCTATATATCCCATACCTGAAGGCTATAAATTTGTAGACCCTGAAGAAGAACAGACCCAAGCACCAACACTGCAGACAACTCAAACAAAAACTACTCAGGTGTCAGGTGATGGTGGAGACGATACAGGTGCTAGAGTTGGTACAACAATGGTTGGTAAGACAGGTAAAGGTATAACAGATAAAAGTTTATCTACTAATCAAAAAACTGCCAATGTAGTAAGTGCTCTACAACAAAATACACCAAAGTCAACATTAGGTAAAGCTATAGAAGCTGGAGCAAAAGGTCTTATGGGAGCTATGATACCGGGCGTTGGTTTATTAGGTGGAGCGGCATTAGGAACAAAAAGTTTTTTTAGCCCAAGTGGTACTAGTACACAAGGCTTGCAGGGTATAGGTTTTACAACAGATACGGCACAGGGTATAGGTTATGATGCTCAAGGAAACGTAACCGTAAGTGGTCCTATGGCAAGTGTCATGGGAAGAGACGCTGTTATGGACACGCTATCACAAGCTGCGTATGGAATGAGTTACGCAGAAGCAACAAAAGCATTCGGTGCGGCTCCTACGTTTGCTCCGGGATACAAAAATGGACAAGTAGACCCGACTACAGGTGCAACATATGCTTACGGTCAAGCTACAGATGATGATGGTGGTGTATCTTACAGTAGCATAGATGATTTTGGCATAGGTATGGCTGCCATGTCTGCAACAGGATTTATGGGTGGCTTGAAAGATGCAGAAAGAGTTGCTGAAAAAGGTAAAACAGAAAAAGCTAGACAAAGAGCCTTAAATTACATTAGCTTTGTTAAAGCAAGGTCAAAACAAAAAGAACAAGCGAAAAAAGATGAAGAGTCTACAAGAGGTGGCACAGGAGATTTAGGTGGTATTGGTGATTTAGGAAGTGGTTATGGTATAGGAGAGAGCACAGGTCGGGGTTCACAAACAGTAGGCACTGAAGATGTAGACCCTACAGGTGGTGGAAAATCTACAGGAACATCGCAAGGAACATCTGCTACAGGTATATCTACAGATGATGGTGGTCTAGGTGGTGCTGGAGACCAATCTAGTTCTGATGGAAGTAGTAGTGACCCCGGAGGTGCTACTGAAGGTGTAGGTGATTATAATCAAGGTGGAATTGCAAAAAGAAAACCTAAAGTTAAAAAGATGAAGCGAGGTGGATTAGCTTCTAAAAAGTAATCCATAATATAAGGCTACTTATCCCCCAACAATAATTGGCTACGATAACCCCAAGGAGAAAATAAATGGCAGATGCTATGATTAAGGAAGCAACACCTAAAAAAGTTGCATTTGTGAGTAAACCTTACACACAAGAAGAAAGAATAAAAAAAGAAGAGCAAGAATTAGAACAGCTACTGAAAGAGCAAAAAGGTGAAGTTGAAACTAAGGCTGAAGAACCGGAAGATAAGAGTGAAGAAGAACCGACTTCTGCTGAAGAGAAAACTTTTAAAAAGCGTTATGGAGACTTACGAAGACATACCCAAGAAAAAGAACGAGAGTTTCAGAAGCAGTTAAATGATTTAAAAGAACAGCTAGATAAAGCAACAAAGAAAGAAATAAAGCTACCTAAGTCTGATGAAGACATAGAAGCATGGGCAAAAGAATATCCTGATGTAGCAAAGATTGTTGAAACGATTGCCATGAAGAAAGCAAGAGAGCAATCAGAACAGTTAGAAGCAAGATTACAGAAGATAGATGAAATGTCTGTGGAAGCTAAAAAAGAAAAAGCTGAAGCAGAATTAATGAGACTTCATCCTGACTTTGACGAAATTAGAGACAGTGATGACTTCCACGAATGGGCTGAAGAACAACCAAAATGGGTACAGGATGCACTATATGAAAACGACAATGATGCAAGGTCAGCAGCAAGAGCCATTGACCTCTACAAGGCAGATAGAAACATTGGCAAGAAAGACACAGCAAAGAGTAGCAAGAGTGCTGCTATGGATGTTGGTACAAAAGCTACAAAAACAAAAGTGGATGTTTCTGAATCAGGTAAAAAGATACGTGAGTCTGATGTTCAAAAGATGTCCGCTGCAGTTTATGAAAAGCAAGCTGATACAATAATGGAAGCTATCAGGTCTGGCAATTTCATATATGATGTATCAGGTTCAGCTAGATAAATTAAAAAGAATGTTGACATATGGTTATTTATGTGTATAACTATATGTAACTAAAGGTGTAACATAACCCCATACTTGGTTACTTGTGTTACACTATTCCCGAAACTTTAGAGATTACCCAATTATGTGAGCCTACACAGGATTAGCTATCCCACGTACAACCTCAACGCATGAATGGTCCTTATAAAGTAAAATGACTAAAAACTAATAGTACACATTCCGTGTACATTTGATAAATGTTTAAGGAGATTTAAAAATGGCATTTACAGCAGCAGCTGGTTATGGTAATCTTCCTAACGGTAATTTTAGTCCTATTATTTACAGCAAACAGGTTCAACTTGCTTTCCGCAAGGGGTCTGTCGTTGAAGCTATCACTAATAGTGATTACTTCGGTGAGATTGCTAATATGGGCGATTCCGTTAAGGTTATCAAAGAACCAGAAATAACAGTCAAGGAATATGCAAGAGGAACAGCAATTACTCCTCAAGACCTTGATGACGAAGAATTTTCACTTACTATTGACAAAGCTAACTACTTTGCCTTTAAAGTGGATGATATTGAGGAAGCTCATTCGCATATTAACTTTCAACAGTTAGCATCAGATAGAGCAGCTTATAGACTAGCCGACCAATTTGACCAAGATGTACTTGGTTATATGTCAGGTTTTAAGCAATCAGCTATACACGGTGCACCTGATACAGCTAATACTACCACTAATGGTACTGTTGCTGTTTCAACTGCAGGTTCTGACGAACTCTTATCATCAATGAAAGTTGATGCTTCAGACTTCGGTGGTTCAGCAGGTGACGCTGTGGCTATCTTACCAAGAACAGGTGGAGCTACAACTGCTGCTCCTGCAAACGGTGATAGACACCCATTAACTGTTATTGCTAGAATGTCTAGACTATTAGACCAACAGAATGTTGACACTAATGGTAGATGGTTAGTATTAGACCCTGTATTTATAGAAGTACTAAAGGATGAAGATTCAAGATTATTTGATGCAGACTTTGGTGGTTCAGGACTACAGAATGGTTTAATTCTAAACAACCTACATGGTTTCAAGGTTTATCAGTCAAACAATTTACCAAAAATAGGTACTGGACCATCTAATACAGGTGCTAACAGTTCCACTAACTATGGTGTAATTGTTGCTGGTCATTCTTCATCAGTAGCTACTGCCGAGCAAATCAACAAGACAGAGACTTACAGAGACCCTGATTCTTTTGCTGATATTGTTCGTGGTATGCATTTGTACGGTAGGAAGATACTTCGCCCAGAAGCAATCACTACTTGTGCTTATCACTTAGCGTAAAGGGAGATTGAATTATGGCGAATATTACTGCTGTTCTTAAAGCCGCTTCTGGCAACTCCCAGAGAGGCAGAAACGTATACTATATAGATAATGTTATTGACTTAACTGCTAATAGTATTAATCCTAACGGTGATACCATTCAAGCTATCACAGTTCCAGCTAATACTCTTGTTGTGGCTGCAGGTCTTCAGGTTGTAGAAAGTGCAACTCAGAATACTGGTACAGACGCAACAGCATCACTTGGTTTCACAGGTGGTGACGTTGATGAGTTTGTTGCAACTTTTGATATTGATGGTGCAGCCGATGGTGCTTATGCTCCTCAAATTGCAATCACAGGTTTGACTGCTTCTACTTCTGCTGACACTATTGATGTGTTATTAGCAGGTAGTGGTGCATCATTCAGTGCAGGTAAAATCCGTGTCTATGCAATGATGATGGATATAAGTGACCAAGGTGATATGTCTGCTGACGAAGTAGATAGAGACACTTTAGCTTAAATCATATATAAGGGAGCAGGGCAACTTGCTCTCTTATTTACTTAGGAATTATTATGGCAGAAAACTACCTAACATTAACAAATAAAGTAATAGCAAGGTTGAATGAGGTTGCATTAACTTCAGCAACCTTTTCTAGTGCTAGGGGTATACAAGTTCAATGCCAAAACGCAGTTAATGAATCTATACGTTTTATTAATCAGCGAGAGTTTAACTATCCATTTAATCATGCTACTGCTTCTCAAGTATTGACAGCAGGTATAGTTAGATATGATTTACCTGCATCTACTAAGACAGTAGACTATAATACATTTAGAATTGTAAAGAATAGCACACTAGGTAATGGTGGATACAGACTACACATACTTGACTACAACGACTATATAAACAGAGTTGTCAATCAAGAAGATGAAATAGAAACAACTACAACTAGTACAAGTCACACAGATAGTGATACAACTATAACTGTTGTTAGTACTACAGGATTTGATAGTGCAGGTACAATAGTCATAGGTAATGAAAACATTACGTACACAGGAATTACAAGCACAACATTTACAGGATGCACTAGAGGTGCGGGTGGTACTACAGCAGCTTCAATAGCTAGTGGTATTACAGTTGCACAGTTTGATAGAGGTAGTGTTCCTGAATATGTAGTAAGAACACCTGACAATAACTATTTATTATATCCATATCCAAATAAAGCATATACTATAAAGTTTGATTACTACACATTCCCAACTGATTTATCAGCATTTGATGATACAACAACTATACCTGACAGGTTTGCTCCTGTAATTATAGATGGTGCTACAGCATTTGTCTATCAGTACAGAGGTGAGACACAGCAGTATCAACTTAACATGCAAAGATTTGAACAAGGCATAAAGAATATGCAAACACTATTAGTAAATAAGTTTTCATATTTACGTTCAACCTATATACCAAGAACAGGAGTGTATAACTCAGGTAGTGTAGATATTAGGGCATTATAATGGCAGACCAGTCTCAAACAGTGCCTTCAGCATTTACTTGTGAAGGTGGTTTAGTATTAAACAAATCTACATTTACTATGGCTCCGGGTGAAGCATTAGAGCTAGAGAACTTTGAGCCTGATATTACAGGTGGTTACAGAAGAATAAATGGCTACTCTAAATATGTTTCAGCAGTTGTACCACAGACAGCATCCTCTACTGAAAAAGTACTTATGGTTGTTACTTTTGGTAGTAAGGTCTTGGCAGCTAGAGGTGAAAGTATTTATAGTGCAGACCCGGGTGGTTCATCTTGGACTAGCATAGATAGTGGTAGAACAAATGCAGGTAAGTATAGGTTTGAGAGATACAACTTTGATGGTACAGATAAGTTAATAGTTGTTGATGGTACTAATGCACCAACAATATTTAATTCATCTTTAACC